AGATTGGCAAGAACATTGAAGAAGTACAGAAGGAAGCAGTAGATGTTGCAAAGCAGCAAGCAAACGCAAGGATTCGTGAGCGTAGAGAAGCAGAGTTAAAGAAGGAACGGGCAATATTTAAAGCCCTTGAGGAGTACAAACACCGCAAGAAGATAAGCGATGAAGAGTACAAATTAAGGGTGGACTTTATAAAGCAGCACGGCACCAAAGAGTGGCAAAAGGTGCTAGACATCAAGACCGAGATTGAACGGCTTGAGAAAGAAGACAAGAAGTACTTTGATGCCGAGTTGTCAAAGGTTAAATGGGTGCAGTTCTGGTGCTTTTTAGTAGCTGCTTGGATTGCTTATTACATGGTATGGGGCGGTAAAAAGTGATAAAGAAACCAGACGATGCTCTATCTAAAGTATTGGCATACGTTGACTCACCGTTTAAGCTATTTGCTGTAATTTTGATGGGTTCTTTAGCTTTTGGTGCTTGGGCATTCTACGAAAACCGAGAGTTAATTGTTGGCACTTACAAGGAAAGCCAAAAGCTACCCAGTATTGCCGAAGATAGAGTAGATGATGTAGCAGTTCATTTGTTTAAAACAACCGATGCAACGGTAATAACGATATTTAAGGTTAACCCTTTGTTTGGTACTAGAGTGCAATATCGAGCCTATACAAAGACCGGTCGGGATAAAACAAACGATGGTTTGGATGTAGGGTTGTTTACTTCTAATCAAGCAAATAACCAAGACGTAGTAAATTTAATGGCTGGTAATGTTCCTTGCGGTGAGTACAAGGCTGCGCAGTCAGAAATTGGTCTTTGGTATCTTGAAAAAGGAATGACTTTTGGCTGTAGAATTAGTGTACCGCCAGACCCCAGCAGGTTTGTAGGGCAGATTACGGTAGGATGGGATAAACCCCCAGCAGATTTAGAACAAACAAAAGCAATGCTTTATATTGGCGCAACTATGCTATCAAGGAGTAAAAAATGATTACCCTGTTTACCACCCTTATATCCTTCCTGTCAGGGGGATTGCCTAGCTTACTAGGGTTTTTCCAAGACAAGTCCGACAAGAAGCATGAGATGGAGATGGCTCGTTTGCAGACGGAACGGGAACTACAGATGGCAGAGCGTGGCTTTGCCGCCCAAGCCCATGTAGAAGAGATTAAGACCCAGCAGATAGAGATGCAGACCCAAGCCCAAGAAAGGGCGTCTTTGTATGCTCACGACATCGAGATTGGCAAGGGTGCTTCCCAGTGGGTTATTAACTCTAGGGCGATGGTTAGACCAGCCATTACCTACGGTATGTTCATCATGTTTATGTTTGTAGAACTGTTTGGGTTCTGGTTTGCGTTCCATCGGGAAGTGCCATTTGACGTAGCCCTAAACCTCCTATGGGATGACGAGACCCAGATTATCTGGGCATCAATTGTATCTTTCTGGTTCGGCACACAGGCGTTTTCTAAGAAGTGAAAGTAAGCGACAAAGCAATCAAAATGATTAAGCACCATGAGGGCTGTAAACAGCGTCCCTATCGCTGCCCCGCTAAATTGCATACGGTGGGCGTTGGTCATGTGCTTTATCCCCGTCAGGCTCAGTTAAAGATGGAAGAACGGGATGCCTACCCACTGGAATACAAAGATGACCGTACCTTTTCGATGGAGGAAGTAGATGGAATTCTTAGAGACGATCTTAATCGCTTTGAGCGAGGCGTTGAACGCTACTGTCCCCTTAAGCTCACTCAAGGTCAGTTCGATGCTCTTGTTAGTTTTGCTTTCAATGTTGGTCTGGGAACACTACAGCGCAGCACCCTCCGTCAGAAAGTTCTTCGGGGCGAGATGGAAGAAGCAGCAGAAGAGTTCTTGAAATATACGCTCGCTGGGGGTAAAGTACTGAAAGGCTTAGTTACTCGTAGAAACGATGAACGAGCATTGTTCTTATCCTAGGGTAAACCCGTATGCCATTACAGAAACTACAATTTAAGCCAGGCGTCAATAGAGATCAGACTAACTACACCAATGAAGGTGGATTCTTTGAATGTAACAAAATTCGCTTTCGTTCAGGCTATCCCCAGAAAATAGGCGGCTGGCTTCGTTATGGTTTATTTACTGTGGTGGGAACCTGTCGGCAAGTATTTAATTGGATCACGACCGCTGCGGATAATTATTTAGCTCTTGGAACGTCTAGAAAACTATACATAGAGTCAGGGCAGACTTTATACGACATCACCCCGATACGGGCTACTTCTGTATCTCCAGCGACTAATAACTGCTTTACTACGGTTAACGGCTCTACGATGGTTACGGTAGCTATATCGTCCCACGGTGCTACGGATGGTTCTTATGTCACATTTTCTGGGGTAGTTGGGCCAATTGGTGGGATTCCTCAAGCCGAGTTTAATGCTGAGTTTATTGTTTCTTATGTTGATGCCAACTCCTTTAAGATTATTACCACTACGGCAGCCACATCTTCGACCTCTGGCGGGGGTACTGGAATCACAGCAGCCTTCCAAATTAATATAGGTAACGATGGCGGTATTGCTGGATACGGTTGGGGCGCAGGTACATGGGGTACAGTTGGCTGGGGCTTAGGAGCAGCTACTCCTGTCTATGCACCACAACGGGATTGGTTCTTGCAAAACTTTGACGATGACCTAGTGGCTAATATCCGTGATGGAGCGATTTACTACTGGAAGTATTCTGGCGGTGTGGCAACTAGAGCCACTTTGCTGTCTGCTACAACCATAGACGGTATTTCCCCTGCTGACGTTCCAACTCAGGCAACGCAAGTCTTAGTCTCCCAGAACGATAAACACCTACTTTGTTTTGGAGCTACTCCTTACGGGGGAGGGTCGTTTGATCCCCTATTAATCCGTTGGGCAACCCAAGACCAGCCTAATGTCTGGACTCCGTTAGTCACTAATTCAGCAGGATTCTTACGGGTATCCCGTGGTTCTGCCATAGTCTGTGCCATAGCAACTCGTCAGGAGATCCTTGTATATACAGAGGGAACCCTTAATTCTTTACAGTTCTTAGGCACCACGGACGGATTTGGTCTTCAAGAGCTTTCTGATAACATTTCAATCCTTAGCCCACGGGCGGTCGTTACTGTTAATAACACGGCTTATTGGATGGGGCATGATAAGTTTTATGCCTATGGCGGACGGGTAGAGACTTTGCCTTGCACCTTAAGAAATCATGTTTTTCAAAACCTTAACTACAATCAAGCCGACCAGATTATTTCAGGAACAAACGAGGGCTGGAATGAGGTCTGGTGGTTCTACCCAACCGCAGACAGTCAAATTAATAACGCCTATGTAATCTATAACCACTTAGAGAAGATTTGGTACTACGGCACAATAGACCGCACTGCGTGGTCAGACTCGTCTCTAAGGGAATATCCTCAAGCAGTTACCACAACATCTTTTACAGGCTCTCTTAATAACAGTACAACCCTCAATGTGACCGCAGGCAAGGTGGCAGTCGATCCAGTAAAACTGAGGTCAGGGATAATCCGCTTAGTCAGGATAAACTGATCCCCGTCTACCAGATCAAAGTCTGATGAGGCAATATAAGAGGTCATTGCCGTTGTGTCATCGTTTAAACCCTGTTCGTGGTTATAGATAATGCTGTCGGCAATCATTGTGGTCTGGACTACAAGCTGGGAGATATTGACGGTATAAGTGCCTATCCCGCCTGTGCCTGTTCCTAGGGCAGTTATGGTGGTTCCCGTAGCTACCCCTGTACCTTCAATAACAGTACCAACTTGCAGAACCCCAGCAGAAATAGCCGATACCGTTAGGGTTGTACCAGAAACAGCCCCTGTAAAGTAGGTTGATGTAAGGGCTTGAGGGTATTCCCTAAGTGATGAATCTGACCATGCTGTCCTGTCAATAGTACCGTAGTACCAAATTCTTTCTAGGTGATTGTAAATAACATAGGCATTATTTACTTGACTGTCTGCCGTTGGATAGAACCACCATACCTCATTCCAGCATTCATTAGAACCAGAAATAATCTGGTCGGCTTGGTCATAATTTAGATTCTGGAAAACATGGTTTCTTATAGAGCAAGGCAAAGTCTCTACCCGACCACCATAGGCATAAAACTTGTCATGCCCAAACCAATAAGCCGTATTGTTAACCGTAATGACCGCACGAGGGCTAAGAATGGATATATTGTCCGCAAGTTCTTGGAGTCCAAACACGTCCGTTGTGCCTAAATATTGTAAGGAATTCAATGTACCTTCAGTAAATACAAGGATCTCTTGGCGGGTTGCTACCGCACAAACAATGGCTGAACCACGAGAAACTCGTAAAAATCCTGCTGAATTTGTAACCAAAGGAGTCCAAACATTAGGCTGATCTTGGGTAGCAAAACGGATTAAAAGAGGGTCAAAAGTAGGGGCAGAGCTACCAAAAGGGGTGCAACCAAACGCTATAAGATGTTTGTCATTTTGAGAAACTAAAATCTGCATTGCCTCGGCTGGTACGTCAGAAGGCGCTACACCGCTTATGGTTGTAGTGGTTAAAGGAGTTGCTCTAGTAGAAACACCACCTGAATATTTCCAGTAATAGATAGGACCGTTACGGATATTTGCTACAAGGTCATCATCAAAGTTTTGTAAGAACCAATCTCGTTGTTGAGCAACTATAGGGGTAGAAGCACCAGAACCCCAAGAACCACGACTCCATGCTCCTGCACCCCAGCCATAACCTGCAACAGCAGTGGCATTTCCTACATTAATTTGAAAAGCTGCTGTAATAGCCGTTCCACCGCCTGTAGTTGAAGACGTTGCAGCCGTAGCAGTTGTAATGGTAAAAGAGTTAACACCTACGTAAGTAATAATAAACTCAGTATTTAGCGCAGCTGCTGCAATTCCACCTACCGCCGATGCACCAGAAAAAGTTACATAATCCCCAGAAACCCCGCCATGTAGATTAATAGTTACGGTAACCGTTTTAGAACCATTTACTGTGGTGAAGCAGTTATCTGTTGCGGTGGTTGTAAAAGTTTGGCGTATAGGCGTAATGTCGTATAGGGTCTGTCCAGCCTCTATATATAGTTTCTTAGACGTTCCAAGAGCTAGGTAGTTATCTGAGGACGTAGTTATCCAGTTAAACATTTGGCGACAAACACCTACTACCGTAAACAGACCATAGCGCAACCAACCGCCTATTTTCTGTGGATAACCAGAGCGAAACCGCACCTTATCGCACTCAAACCACCCACCCTCGTTACTATAGTTAGTTTGGTCTTTGTTTAAACCTGGACGGAATTGTAATTTTTGTAGTGGCATATTAGCTTAAAAATAAGGCACGTTCATCGTTTCTGCGAGTTACCAAGCCTTTTAGTACTTTACCGCCAGCCAGCGTATATTTCAAAAACTCTTCTGCCGCCATCTGAG